CAATTGATATTTCGTCAACCTTTCTTAAGTCTGGGAACTCAGTGGGTTTGACCCATTCAGTCTGTGCTTCAAACTTTGGTATTTTCATTTGTAATCCCTTTCAATTATCATTTCTATAAAATGTATTGCTTTCAATAGATCTTGTTTCTTTCCTTTGTCTCGATGTCTAATTATATATTTAATAGCACATCCTTCAGGATATAACAATTCATTCTCCACTACAAACTTACTTGGTTGAATTTTATATTTTTGATAATGTGATCCTCCGTGTTGTTTATTCCAAACCTTCGATGTCATAACCTAATCTATCCTCCTTAGCAGCCATTATGTATAAGCTTTGTTTTGTTCTAGTGACTCCCACATACCAAACTCTATGTTCCTCATCTGCTTTCTCAGGACTCTTATCAATCGCTTCACGTATCTTTTCTGTATTATCTAATATTAATAATACATTATCAGCTTCGCCACCTTTAGCTGAATGAATTGTAGATAGTTTTACTCTTGCTTCCTCAGAAAGTTTTTCTTTGTTACTTAACATTTGTCTTATGTATAAAACTTGTTCAGGGTCTGCGTTAAATAATTCGTACCATGTATCGTTTGCATCAATACCAAACTCTTCACAGTCATAACTTAAATGTTCTTCACCTACAAATTCATTGCCTGTATAGTCAAATATATCTTTTATTTCAGGTGATGTTAGTTGTGCACCTGTTGTCCATTTTGAAAAATCTCTAATAGCTTTCCATAGTTTTGCACTAAAACTTTTTCGTTCTTTGTATTCAAAGTATATGCCTCGTTCCATTAGATATGGTTTCATTTTAATTAAACGATAGTTTGTTCTTGCAAGTATTAACCATCTACCTTGTGTTAAATCAACTTCATCTAAATCATAAACTTCTTCACAATGTCCTTCATTATCTCTAGGTTCCCAAGTCTTTTCAATTCTAGTTTCTATTTGTGATATTATTGAGTTTGCAACTCTTTGAACTTTAATAGGAACTCTATATGATTTTGGTAAAATTTTTTCTTTTGCAGGTTCGTCTTGAAATCTTTTTACATCTGCTCCTGCCCATCCATATATGGCTTGATCATCATCCCCTGCTAAAATCATCATCTTTGTATTTTGTTTTATAATATCGTACATCTTCCATTGTATTGGTGATAAGTCTTGTGCTTCATCAATAAATACTACGTCAAATTTAGGGCATAACTTTGACTTAATAAATTTTTCTATCATGTCTGTAAAATCATAGAGCGCAAAAGATTTTTTATAATTGTTAAGCTCTGCTTCTATGATTTCTACTAAGTTATAATCTATGTCATCAGAATATAAATCAGTATCATATTCATTTCTAATAGATATGTTTTTGATTCGTGCAATGTTTATTAAATTAAAGTATTCACTATCTGAGTCTATGTATCCTGTTTCTTCTTCACCTCCTTTATACACAGAAACCTGTACACCAACTGTCTTACCTATTTCTTCATAATGTTCTGATTGCATTACATTATCCTTCTTCATACCCAAAGTTGTAAATGCTAGTGAGTGTAAAGTTTGAAAATGTTTAAGATCTCTGTATCCATATTGTGGAAATAGTTTAAGCATTCTTTCTTTTGCTTCTGTAGCTGCCTTTTTAGTAAAAGCAAAGTATCCTATTCTTTCTATAGGTGTACCTAATTTTAAGAAAGTCTGTACATACTTTAAAAGCTTTGTAGTTTTACCTGTACCTGGTGGTCCTAATATCTTTCTAATCATAGTATATCCTTCTTGTGTTCTGTAACTTTATGATAAATTTTTATTCTGTCAAACTTTTGCACAGATATCATTACAACATTTTTAGTCGGGCTGTTGTGTTTACCTTTCTGTGTTGTTGGAAATCTTTTTTGATCTAAAAAATCTATTTCACAATCTTTATATATCTTAAGCATCATTGATCCTGTCTTATCTTCTTGGTATCTCCACCCTTTATTTTTTAATTTCTTGTAGAACATATCAAATTTAAAATATGCGTACCCATCTTGAATTAAAGTTGTACCTGTTTTAAATGATGCATCGTTCTTAGCTTCAGGTCCTGTAATTTTTTGATAAACATTGTCGTGTAGTTTTTCTCTAGGTGTGGTACCTACGGGTGGTGGCATAACCTTTTGTGTTTTAAATAATGCATCTAAAACCTTTTGATCGTCTGAGCCTTTTTGTAATGGTGGTACAAACCCCGCATACTTTGCTATTGAGTTTCTTCTTTTCCTTTGATCTGTTAAATGTTCAATTGTTTTACAATGTACAGATCTTACTGTTTGTCCATCAGGTAAAGTCACATCAAAGTTGTACTCTGGTTCTGGTTCAAGATCAACTTTCTCTAGGTTTGCACACAATGGATAAGAATCTTGAAAATCAGATGCAATACCAAAAGTTCTTTTAACACAAAGTCCTCTCATACAATGCTGTGCGATTGGATCTTGATTACAAGTGTAACCTTTGTAGTTTTGTTTCCATGATCTAATTTTCTGTGTAAGTTTTTGTTTAGACCAAGCGACTGAATCTTCAAAGTATAAGACAGGTGCACTCATTACTTTCTCCTCCCAATTGTCAGGGTATTTCTTTTTAGCAAACACCATATAGTTATAAAGAAACCTATCTCTACCATCAGACAATTTATTTTTTGAT